ATCCAGAGGCTTATCCGCGCGGCACTTTGTGCAAACCTTGCTCACGCCGGCGCCCCCTGCTGCACCCCGGCCGTGCTCATCGCGTCCGCTCGCACTTCCGCCTCCAGTTTGCGCATATCGAGTTGGTGTTCGATCACGTTCTTCTGCGTGTCGAGCTGCGTCTGCTGAATCGACGCTCCCGCCTTGGCCGTCTCCGCCTGCGCCCTCACCTGCGCGACCTGAAGCTGCGGGTTCGGCGGCGGTCCTTGCTGCGCCTGCATCGCCTGTTGCTGCTGCGCCTGCTGCGCCATCGCCTGAACCTGCTTCACCATGTCGTCGAGAATCGGCTCTGCCGTGTCTCCGCCCTTCACCCGCGAGATGAACGCCGTCAGGAGCTTCAACACGCTCGGCCCGAGTTGCGGAGCGCCCTGCACTAGCGGTGCGACGGACTGGAAAAAGGACCCCATCGTGCCGATCACGTCCATCGACTCTTGCTTGTTCGCCGCGTAGTCGGTGAGGCTGACCGACTCGGCCTTCACGACCACGCGGAACCGGGCGCCGTCCGACTGCAAGAGCTCGATCGCCTGCTGCACGAGTAGCTGGTCCTGCTCGGGCAACCCTTGGACGTTCGCGCGTTCCGCGATCGTCTCCGGACTGAAGTGCTTGCAGATGATTTCGCCTCGAATGCTCTGCGCCTCCGAGCAGAATCGGGCAAACCGCTTTTGTGACTTGTCTCCCCGGATGCTGCCGTACTTCGCCTTGATTGCCTGCTCGGTCGCGGTCGCACCGCCCTCGGTGGCCTGGCCGCGCATGATGTCCGCGGTGCCGTCGACCTGGAAGACGAGATCGATGTCCTCCTTCCGCAACTCGCGGAGCACGTTCATCGCCGCGACGATTGCCTCCAGCGGCTTCCAGACGACGCAGGCGGCGATCCCGCCCTTCTCGGCCAGCGCCTTGTAGTTGGCGGCTGGGATCATCTTGTTCTCGCCCTTAGGGTTGAGGATGTCCTGCAACTCGCCGACGGTCTGGTCATACACGCCCGAGGCGTCCACGGCGTCGCGCAAGAGGCCGATGCGCGTCGTCAGGTCGTTGATCGAGCCATACTGGTCCTGCGTTCTCGCATACGACGGTCGCGGCACCAGCTTGCTGGTCGTGAGCCCTTCCATGATCGGCTCGGGGAACGGCCAGAAGTTGCGCAACCCGAGCGGATCGGGAATGGAGCCGTTCTTGTTCGCCTTCACCGGATCGCCGCTATCCGAGTCGCGCGGCACCAGCACACGGCTGTGACCCTCGACGTACCACCAGACGCACTCGCCTTCCTTATCCCAGATATTCCACACCTCGATGCGTGCCCACGGCGTCTTCGGCACCGTGTTGTCCTTCGGGTCCGCACCGATGGCGACCGGCACCTGTTCGTCGCCGAACTTCTTGACGAACGTCTTCTTGCTGAGCAACGAGCGCCGCGCCATCCAGCGCATGTCCTCGAACACGCGGCACGGAGACCAGACGAGATCCTTCCAGTAGACGTGATCGGTCTCGACCTCTTCGCTGACCACGCGCGTGGTCGCCGGGACCGCCGGGGCTTGCTCCTGCCCGTCCGGCCCCACGATGGCGTCCTGCGCATCCACGGGCTCGGTCTCGCGGACGAACCGCTCCCAGACCAGACCGCAGCCAGGGATCAGCCAGTCCTTCAGCGCCAAGGCGATCGCCCGCGGGAACGCCTCCTCCTCCCGCTCCAGATCCCCGTTGAGCAGCCGTTCCTTGATTTCGGCCGCGACGCGCGCCACGTCGTCGTCCTGGTCGTTGTCGCGGCGCTTCACGTCGACGCGCGGCGTGTTGCCGTACAGGGTGGCTTCCTTCAGGTCGATCCCGGCTGCGTACAATCCGAGCCGTTCGCCGTCGCGGTCCACCTCGTCGCGGTATTGCTTGTCGCATTCCTCGGCCGAGTCGTGCCAACCCTTCAGTGCCTCCTTCGCGGCCTTGAACTCCTGACCCCAGCGAGTCGCCGCGCCTTCGGGTGTGTCTTTGAACTCCTCGTCCGCGTCGGCCATCAGCGCTTGGCGAGTTCGATCAGGCGCTTCTGCTCAGCGCGCGCCGCGGGAGAACCGTTCGGCAACGTGCCACGCACCGGCTGGATCGTCGGTTTGTGCTCGGTGCAGAAGGTGCGAATCGGTGCGCCTGGATTGTCCACGTCCACGGTGGCGTGCCACAGGCCCGGTCTCGGGAACTTGATGGCGAAGCCTCCTGCGGGCTGCGCGACGAAATCGGCCGGACTGCTCTTCTTGCAGCCATCGTGGTCGCAGAAGACGGTCGCTGCGGAGCGGCTCCAGAAACGGTGCTTTCGGAGGAGGATCACATGTGCACCATGGGCGGCTTCTCCTGCCCGGCAAGCTCCGGATACCGCTTATGCACCGCCGCGCGGACCTTGACCTGCTCGTCGGGCGTCCCATACTGCGACACACGTTCGAGCGCATTGCGGGCATGAGCCAAGTCATGGATAGGGTAGGCCCGCTCTTTCGGTAACGCGAAGTCGCTGGTCTTCAGCGCGTTGCGCGTTGCTGAATTGAGTACGCTCATACGGTCTCCGGCACGTGCACCTGACGCTTCACTTCATCGTACAGCCACACCTCTATGCTTGCGCCCTGGTATCGGCTCACCTCGGCTCTCGCATCTTCTTCGGACCGGTACGCGGTCGACCGCCACCGGCCATCGGGTAATGGAGCTGAGACGATATAAAGCGTCGTCGCGTCAGGGCCAACGAATGGAAGAGTGCCTTTCATACGTGCTTCCTCCCGCCGTGCCGGTTGCGCATGGCCACCTTCGCAATCTCGTTGAACGTGCGGTTCAAGTGCGGCGTCCCATCGGGCCCGGTGATGATCATCGGCGGGTCTGGCGTCTTCTCCGGCACGGGCTGTCGGGTGATCAGGTCGCTGTGCCGTACCACGCAGGCCAGTCCACGGAAGGCATCCGCAGAATGGCTGGCGAAGTTGTGTAGCGGGTTCTTGCTGAACACCTTGTTCGTCTCGTCCCATGCAAATTTATACTCGGCCAGCGTCCCTATCCCTGACAGGTCTGCATCCTTCGGCACCTCGTCACAGCGCGCGTGGAAGCGCGTCGTCTCCTGCTCAAGCAGCCAGCGCGCGGCGCCGATTCCGTCGTCCACCGACAACTCCGGCCCGATCACGACGCTTCCGGGGCCGAACTCCTCCTCGAACAACTCCACCGCTGAGCGGCCCGTCTGCCAGCTTCGCGCCCGCCCGTCGTGGGGCAGGTAGTGCGTGATGTACTTCCACGGCCGCGACCGCAGCCATTCGAAGTAGTGCGACAACCCGAATCCGCTGTTCTCGTACCAGTCGATCATATCGACGCCGCGCTTGCCGCTGAACCGGAAGCACCAGATCGCCATCGAGTCCGCGATCCCGAAGTCCCAGGCCGTGAAGACGTCGCCCTTCTCGTGCGCGAAGTCCGCGATGCCGCCGCGCGATCTAAGCACCGAGAGCAGCCGGCCGTAGATCGAGCCCTCGGACGCCACTGCGTCCAGCCCGTTCACGTAGACGTCGATCCAGTCCTGGTCCTTGCCGACGCTGAGTCGGTCGTAGTAGCCCGGCTCCAAGTTCCTCAGATTCTCAGCGTCCTTCGCCAGCCCGCTGGGTTGCCGGAACACGCGGATCGTCTCCGGACGCTTGCGGAGCAGGATCGGGATCCAGTGCGTCGGGTGCCACGGGTTCGTGTCCCCCCAGATACCGCGCCAGGTTGGGCCGCCCTCGTCCATCGGCGGATAGCGACCGATGCGGCCGGTCAGCCCTTCGAAGATCTCCTGCGGGATCTCCCTCCACTCGTTGATGTACGCGCCGGTCAGTTCCAGCGAGAGCAGCTTGTGCACATCTTGCGGGCGGTCCAACGAGCGGAAGAGGATCTCGCAGTCGACGTCGTTGAATCGCATATGAAACGTGAATTGCTGCTCGCTCCACGTCCCCAGGCCGGCCGGGATCCACTTCTCGAACGTCTTGCGGGTCGTATCCCGCAGCTCCGGATACGTGTTCCGGATAGCCGCGAACCGCGTCTTGCGCTTGCCGTCCGGCGAGCGGCTCTGCTCCGTCGCCCGCCGCAGGAACTCCATCACGCAGGCCGTCGACTTGCCTGACCCAAACGGGCCGACAACCAAGCGCGCCGGATGATCCGACCCAAGAAAGCGACCCAGTGTAGGCGGCAGGTCGCAGGTCACGCTCACGTCTTCAGGATTCCGTTGATCGAGATTCTGATCGGCTCCCCGTCCTTGCCGGTGAGTGCGACACTCTGCGGCACGAGCGCCCCCGGCGTCATCTTCGCCAGCAGGTTCGCCGCCGGTACGCGGTCCGGCGCCTTGCTCTCCATGACCTCGCCCATTCGCTTCCGGATGCGCTTGCTCGTCACTCCGGCGTCGTCCGCGTCGTCCGCCCGCATCGCGTCCAGCGCCCACTTGATGATCGGCCGCTTGAGCAGCTTCTTCGCGTACTCGACGCATCGCTCGTGGGTCGGTGAGTAACCGAGCGCCATCAGGCAGGCGGTCGCGCTGCCCTTGTGCTCAGGGTTGCGCATCTCCGCGATGAAGCGGCGTTCGAGGTAGGTGAGTCCGTCCTTGCCGACCTCGCGGCTCATCGTCCCGCCCCGCCGCGCTCCGGCGGACATGTGTTCTCGATGTTCAGCCTGCACTTCACCGCGCTCATGCCCTTGCCGATCTCCGTCACCTGGCGCGCTAGCTCCTCGAGTTTCAGGTCCAGCGCGAGCAACCTCTTGTCCACCGCGCTCGTCACCGCCGAAGAGGCCTCGTGGCCAGACACAGGGAGCGCGTAGTGCGAGGCGAACCCGGCGGCGACAGCACCCAGCAGCCCACACGCGTAGGCTGCTGTCTTGCGCCGCGGGGGCGTCAAGGTTGACCTCGTGGATGGGCGGTGGAAACGAAGGCCGGACGGGGAAACGGTCCAGCGTGCGCCCATAATGCAAGGCCTGCTGCGTCATGTCAAGTTGGCTACTAGCCCTCTCGCCTTCATCCTCCGCCGAAACACGTTGCGCGTCTTCTTGCACTCGCGGTCGAAGGCCACCCATGTCTCGCCGCACAACAGCGTCTCCGCGAACGCCTCGACGAGCGACGCGCGGGGCATGTCGCTCATGTACCAGTGCACGAGCGCGTTGAGGCGCTCTTCGGTCAGGCGCGGGTCGAAGCTGTAGTCCTCCGGCTCCCGCTCGTGCAGCGCCGCGACGACGCGCGCGTAGGTAGCCTCGCGCTGCTCGCGCGCGACGTGCGGCATCGGAATCGACCCGTACTCTAGCGGGACCTGGATGCCGGTGCGGCGGCCGAATTCGCGGACGTAGAAGAACAGGGCCTGGCCGGCGGAGGAGAAGACGTGCGGCTCAGCAACGAGCTCGCGGGCGACGGCGGAGTCGATCATCCAGTCGCCTCCGTTTCACGTGCAACATAATTAGCAAACGTTATCGGTTCACGCCGCACAGTCCACGTCTTCCGCTTCCCTCGCGGGCCGCGCTTGCTCCAACTCCACACTTCGAGGCGCCCACCGGCTGCCAGCCAGATCGCCATTTTCTTCTCGCTCAGCAGCTTTGCTTTTCGACAGGAATGAGAGGCGCCTGCGCAGGCTTGGACCCCCAAGACGTTGCGGCCCGAGATCATGTGCAGGCCCTCCAGAGGCTTGCACGCCAGCACGTCGATCCCGCCGAACAGGTCCAGCCGCGTCTTGCTGTGTGGGTTCCAGCGCTCTACGACCTGCGCAGTCCAACCCTCCTTGCGCAGCAGCTCGAGTGTGCGTGAAGTCGGGCTGCTCACGGTCGACTCACCGCGAAATAGATCACATAGAACCATCCGCAGATGCCATGCAGGAGGGCCCAGAGGATTGCATGGTTCCGGTCCCACGAGGCGACCACCGCGATCACGGAACCAAGTCCGAGTCCAGCGCTGCCAACCCTCTCGCTGCGAGTGCTCACGGATACCTCTCCCTCGCCGGCTCGAGCCCCGGCAGGCTCGGCGTCCGCGCCGCCAGCACTTCGACTCGCTTCCGGATCTCATCCAGCACCGCGCAGCCGCAGCCATCCGGACAATCCGGGCGCGTGCAGATCCTCCGCTCCCGCGCGACGTAGCCGAGCTGCCGCTGCATGAAGTCCACGTCGCCCTCCCGACGTGCGCGTTCTGCTGCGGTCGCCAAGCGGCGCAGGATGCGGTCGACGAGATCGCTGAAGACCTCCGCTGTGGTGACTTCACTTTTTGCGCCGTGAGATGAGGCGGTCATTGCGCCAGCCTCCTGCGCACGAATTCGTCGGCCTGATCGCCTATGAGTCCCTCATCAGCCGCGTATTTCCGTAGCGATTCCGCGAACTCGTCGCGCGTTAGACCGTTGCGTTCCCATTCTGGCCTTGGGGGCTCTTGGGTGGCTCTCGGCCTTCTCCTGCGACGAGAATCGAATGAAACAGCCCCCCTCGCAGGGGGGCTAAGGGGGGTTGTCAAGACTCCGTTAACAGCTAAAGACTCCGGATCAAGACTCCGCCTGAGTGCATCAGATATTGGCGGTGCTACTACATCCATTGGCGGGATGTGGCCGGCCATTAGTGGTGCCGGGATCGTGCTTGCAGGCTCATTGACGTGGGGGTGTTGGTGTTTCAGGAAGGCTGGAATCCACACATACCGACCACCCTGCTCTTCATACCGGACGACGAACTTTAATTCCTGCAGCTTGTTCAACGCCGCGTCAACATCCAGCTTGTCATAGGGCAGCACCGCGTTCTTGATCCGCTTCGGCCGGTCCTCCAGCCTCCCTTCCC